AACAGAGAAAGAACACTAAACTTATTCAATAGTGATGAATGGATTGCTACATTCAAACTATGTAACAAAATAAAATAATTTGTATGTAGGTACTATATACACAACAACATTACATGCCGTGCGAGAGTAGCCCCAACTAATGGGTGAACCCGTTGTAGCCGAAAGGTTGCAACGGGATTCGTATGCTCCCCCGGCAACACACAACTGGTCTACGTTACAGAGGACTACCAACACTCACGCGCACTGAATTTCGTGTAACTGGGAAAAGGACGGCTTAGCAAATCCCGGTCGGACACGTAAATATATCCCGGTCAAGTTTTTTCCCTATACGAGTTTTTTTGACATATGTGTTGACACATCATAAGGTGATTTAAGAGGATTTATTTTTGTAAGGGATATTTATATGAAAGAAAAATACTAATGGCAAAGGTACAATTAACTAGACAGGAAGAGGAAAAGTTAAAAAAAGAAGCAGAGGAAAGGAAGAACCAATTGTTAAAAGAGAAAGAAGAAAGAGAACGTAAAAACGTTGAAAAGGAATATGATAAAATAATATCAGTAATTAAAGAACCCTCTAGAAGATTAAATAGTAATGAATTGGATAATTTAAATAAAAAATTAAAAACGTTTATAAATAAATTAATATAAAATGATAAAGTTAAAATCATTATTAGAACAAGAAGAAGTTAAAGTAGATAACAAAGAGTTCATAGAATTTTGTAAAAAAAGATTAGAGGGAGCAACGAAGATAGTAGATAACGCAAAAGAGAAAGGTGGACCCGCACTTTTAACTTATAACCACTTTGTAGTTAAACTACCATACTACCAAAACGCAATTGATGGTATGTTTGATTGTAAGATGGCAGAAACTGAATATACTAATTATTTAAATACCCTTTGTGGTATAACGGAAGCAGATGGTTTTGAACAAATCGAATTTCAGAAATTAGTTGGACTAATAGAAGTATTGGGTGAACTAATAATCAAATACAAACAAAAGTAATGATTAAGTTAAAGGATTTACTATTAGAAGGTGTAGACGCACAATGGGTGAAGCACGCATTTGAATTAGCGTGGATGAATGAGGCATTTCCAATAACACCTGAAATAGGAAAGATGTTGAATAAAGGTAAACGTGTTAAAACATTTCATATAACATCTATAAAAAGATTAGATCAACTAAACGGATTACAGGGAAGTAAAAAAACTATAAGTACAACAACCATAGTACCAAATAGTACAATCAGTAATGGATTAACTGGAATATGGGAAGATGGTGTATTGTTTTATTTAGAAGGAACGTTGTTGGTGAAAGGATTGGATGATATTATGTCTAAACCAGATAACGAAGGAAGGAGATGGCTTAATTTTCGTGATGAAACTCATAGTAACATTTATACATTATGGGCCAGTGAATTTAGTAAAAATAAATTCAAACAAAGAGGAAGAGAAATATCACATATGGAAACATTTGGTGATGAACAAAATAAAGAAATCCGTAAATACATAAAGGATTATGTAGATGTAGCAACTAAATTCGCTAAAACCCATAGAAAGGAAATATTGAGTTATTTCGCAGATATGGATACTACATACGCAGATTGGAACGAATTTTTGGTGAACGAAATCCAATTGATAGATGTTATATGGGATACATCCTATATAAGTGATTACGCACCAACAGCAAAGACATCAAAGGAAAAGGAAATTAAAAAGATAGAAGCAAAATTGAAGAGCATGGTATCCGGAGAAGTAATAACAGTAAACCAATGGCAATCGGATGCAAGAGGTAAAATTATAACATTCAGTAAAAAGAAAACTAAATAAGTATGGCAAAGAAGCAACCCAAACCCAGACCAATGAAAAGTAGAAAGAACGGATTAAAGTGGAAGAAGTTAGTAGAGGATAATCAAAAAGTATTAAATGCGCTAAAGTTAAGTATGATAACCCCATTAAAAGGATAAGGTGTTACGAGAAGAAACATATATCAACGTAGCAAGAACCTTTGGATGCTCAACGGGTGTAGCATCGTATATGACACCCCCATCGGATAAAAGAGTAGGTAGAGGAATAAAGATGGATGATATAAATGTGAATAAGGTTATAGCAAAAGCAATCGTTAACGGAGAATACAAAGAATTTAGAAGAAAGGTTTTGAAGATGGAAAAAGGAAGGGATAAAAGAGAGAAAGAAAGCACGTTCTATAAAAAGATATTAAATGGCAGTACCGATAATAAACAGTAATCCACAAAGATATAGTAAAGGAACTAATGGTTGGGTAATTTCGGCCGGTAGTGGAGTACCCCCTCTAAACATACCGTTTGCTCCTCCCCTTACCCCAGCCCCTCTACCCCTATTAGAAGTAGATGGGATTATTGTGAATATAGATGGAGTGAATATTTGTTCCCCTCAAACCTTAACTGATATAGGTGAAGCTGAAGGGCTAGGAAACTTCCATTACTCCCCATTAAAGGTAGGACCTGTAAATGGAGTAATGTTGGGTGGAGGAATACCGATAATCAAAATTACCACTACCGGTCTTGCTATAAAAGGAGAGGAAAGAGATATAAAGAATCGTAATGCCGGCGTTGATTCCGTTGATTATCTATACGAAGGTGAATTGGTGAGTGGAATACCAAAAAGTGTTTTGGAGCAAGTAAATTATTTTTTAAATCAAAACAAAGATATCCCACCGGCGGATGTGTTTACTCTTTGGAATTGGAAATTTGCCGGCGATTATTCCGTTGATGTTCTTGTCACTGCTACAAAACAAAAAGATAACTATTTGGATAGAGCAAAACTAACGGAGTTTATGGGTGGTGTGTCTCAACGATTGAAACTGTTAAGGGAAGATTTCAACTCTATCAAATATGTGTTCTTTAACGCAACCCTACCACCTAATAACGGAACTACAACTATATCGAGAGTAGCATCGGCGGAAGAAGATAGTACGCATACTGTATTGTTTAAGAGTTATGATACTATTGGATTGCAATTACCACCGGTAACTGGTTCAACTGTAGTTTAACACTATTTTTGGAAATTTCTTGGATTTCTGGAAAAATTTGTAAAAATCCGACTTTCCCCCAACCCCCGCCCCTTTATTTCTATTTTGTAAAGTGAAAAAATAGTTGTATATTTGGTTATGAATGTAAAAGTGTTGAGTAAGATTGAAAAAGGATATGTTAAGTATCATTGGTCAGATGTAATCCACACTATGAATTTATCCGTAGATATTATGGATGAGATTGTTGATATAATCAATAATTTCAAAAAGAATAAGTCTGCTAAAGAGATAATCATTTTCAAATATAAGAATTTTCCGTTTTATGTAACAATCCGTAGGGAAGAATATGCGGATTTATTGGATTTCATAAAAGGTAAATTTATTAAGTTAGAATTATATGAAAGATGTAAATTTATAGAAGAAATAAAAAGCAAATTATGAATGTAAAAGAAATAGTAAGAGCCTGGTTTAGTTCGTTTACAGGATCAGAAAAAGAGAAAGAAATAGCATTGAATAGATTAGAAATATGTAATGGATGTGAACACATTAAAACAAACGTTATAAATGTAATTGTTTGTGGTAATTGTGGATGTCCAATTAATAAAAAGATATTTTCACCATTATATAATTCTTGTCCATTGAAGAAGTGGGAAGAATCTGATAAAAATTATAGAGATATTTTAAAAGATACATTATAATGATAATAGTTCCTGAAACCCCAATAACAGAAGCAAGTTTTCAAAAATGGAAAGCACATAGAGTAGATGTATCGGATGAAGAAACAGGATCGTATCATTATTATATGATTCCTTTGATTGAACTATCCGAAGAAGAATTGAATGATATAGAATCTGTTCCGGCATTATTTAGTTCCGAATCAGATGAATTTCAGGATGAAAATGGTGAAGTTGTTTATACATTAAGATTGTTTGATGAAGATTTGCCAGAATTAATGAGTGAAGAAGAAGTTGAAATTTTATATAAAATAATTACTAAAAAAGATTTATTACTTAAACATTAAAACATGAAACAAAAAACAGAACAAGAATTAAAACAAAACTATGAAAGGTTTATCACCTTCATAAAGAAATCCTTTACAGGCGATAGATTGGAAAAGTTACTACATATGTACTCCGAAGAAGAGTTAGGTATTAATTTAACCTTATCACCTGCATCAGGTTCAAAACATTATCATAATGCATATATTGGTGGATATATAGACCACATATTGAATGTAACAAAAGCTGCATTAAAAATGAAAGAATTATTTGTTTCACAAGGTGGTGAAATAGATTTTTCTGATGAAGAACTTATATTCAGTTGTTTCCATCACGATTTGGGAAAGTTAGGAATTAAAGGTCTGATGCATTATATTCCAAATGATAATGATTGGCAAATTAAAAATAATGGGCATATCTTTAAAAGAAATGAAGAAATATCATATATGACTCTTACCGATAGAACGTTTTATACTTTAAATCATTATGGTATCCAATATAATGAAAAAGAATACTTTGCAATAAAACTTACCGATGGTATGTATGATGAAGATAACGAAAAGTACCTAAAGGGACATGATATTAAAAAGCAATTGAGATATAAATTGCAGTTCATTATGCATTGGGCAGACCATATGTCCACAATAATTGAAAGACAAAATAACATAAATCTTTAAAAAATGTGACATTATTTCATATTTTATCTTTTGGTATAGAAATTGAACTATATGTTTAAATTTTTTAACCTAAAAAACTTAAATTTATGTATTATTCGAAATTATTTGATGAACTTTTTAGTCCAGAGACTTCAACTACTTGGGAAAATCACTCAACAACCTTTGTTCCTTCAAAGTTTGCAGTTGATGTAAACGATGAAACCGCAACAATTGCTTTATCCGTTTTAGGACATGACCCTAAAAACATTGATATTAGTTGTTATGAGGATAAAATTCATGTAAAAGCAAAAAAAGAAGAAGGAAATGATACCTTTAATAGAATTGTAGCTGATATAGATGAAACAATTCGAGTCAGTAAAATTTTTGATGGAACTAAAGCAAAAGCAGAAATCAAACATGGCATTCTTCTAATTACTTTGGAAAAAAGAGAAGAAGCAAAACCCAAAAAATTAACCTTAAAGCTTGGTTAATTCAGTTATTTTTAGTAAATTAGGGGAAGTGATTAAAGTTACTTCCCCTTTTTATTTATAAAAAATATATTTATTACTACTATGATGTACAATGAAAAAATTCTATCTTTGTTAGATGCCTTAAAAGGCAAGTTACGCATTTTAGAAAATGCAGCTAACGGATCTCAAAACATCAATCACTCTGATATTATAACTACATTAAATGATTCTAAAAAAATTGTAGAGAGAGTTGAAGATTTAGTTAGCGTAAATCACTAATAATATGAATTGGCTTAAATTTCTTGTCGGATTTTCCGCACTTATTATCGCAGGTTGTGCTGCTTTTTTCTCTGTAACAGGATTGGGTGTTTTATTTAGTGGTTCATCCGTTGCCGTTATGGTAATGGCAAGTTCTTTGGAACTAGCTAAATTAGTTGCAGCAACTTATTTGAAACAAAAATGGGATGAAATTAAAGGATTTAACAAGTGGTATTTAACATCTGCAGTTATTGTATTAATGTTAATTACATCGGCTGGTATTTTTGGTTATCTTTCTAATGCATTCCAACAACAAAATTTAGAATTACAAAAGGTAGATAGAGATATCGCAGTATATCAATCACAAATTACCAAGAATGAGAGTGAAATTACACGTTATACCACACAAATTAACAATTTACAACAAATTCGTAACTCTCAAGAAGCAAATTTATCCAAACAAATTGATAAAGATAAATCAACAGCAAGAGTATCACAAATGATTCGTAATGCAGATAAGGAAATAGCAACTATATCGCAAAGAATTGATGATTTATCAAAACAGAACAATGTATCTTTGGATTCAATAAACGCAATTAAAAACAATAATATAGAATTAGAAAAAGAAGTTGGTGGATTCCGTTTTGTAGCAGAGGCATTTGGGTTTGAATTGAATACGGTAGTTAAATTTTTCATACTTTTGATAGTAATTGTGTTTGATCCATTGGCAGTTGCTTTAATAATTGCATTTAATGGATTGGTTGGTATTGGAAAAAAGAAAGAAGAAGAAATCATTGAAGAAAAACCAAAAAAATCAACATTTTTTTCAAAATTTATTAGAAAATCTCCAAAAATGTATGAAGTTTATGGAGAAATTCCAAAAGAAGAAGAAATCATTGAAGAAATCATTGAAATTCCTGCGGAAGAAATGAACGTACCAGTCTCAATGGAAGTTCCTATTACTAATGCGGAACCTGTTACTCTACCTATTGAAGAAAATATAGAACAATCATCAGTAAATGCAAGAATACCAATAGATTTGGATGGTGATGGTAATATAGATGGATACGATACCAATAACGATGGTATGATTGATGAGTTTGCACCAAAATCAGCAGCTAGAGCAAGAGAAATAAGAAATAAATTACCATACTACGCAAATGAAAGTTTTGATTGGAGTGATAAATCAAAATGGATAAACGATCAAAATGCAGTTAATTTCTGGTTGGCGTATAAAAAATCTCAAAACAACGATTTAGTAAAAACCTACTAATTTTTGGTATTTACAATTATTTTTACTATATTTGATATATGAATATAGGTTACGCTTGCATTAATATGAGTATGGGTAAAAAAGTTACAACCAATAGAAGTATGGTTAAGAAAACTTTTACTCAAAAAGGTCTAAATTACGTTTCGGATTTGGTTTTACTAAATGTTTCGGATTTAGAACGCATTATAGATTGGAATCACCAAAATGGTATTAATTTTTATCGTATGTCTTCGGATATGTTTCCGTGGGCAACCGAATACGAATTTGAACAATTAAAAGATTGGAAAGAAATTCATAAAATCTTACAAAAATGTGGTGATAAGGCTACATTCTATAATCAACGATTAACTTTTCATCCAGGACCATTTAATGTATTGGTTTCCCCAAAAGATTCGGTTGTAGAAAATACTATTAAAGATTTAGAGGTTCATGGTAGAATTATGGATGCTATGGGATTATCACAAACACCATACAATAAGATTAATATCCATTGTAATGGGGTATATGGGGATAAGATAGCAGCTATGGATAGATTCTGTACAAATTTTGAAAGGTTGACAGAATCGGTTAAAAAGAGGCTTACAGTTGAAAATGATGATAAGGCATCTATGTATTCTGTTAGAGATTTAATGTATATACACAATAAAATTGGTATTCCAATCGTTTTTGATTATCACCATCACCAATTTTGTACAGGCGATTTATCAGAAGAACAGGCACTTAAATTGGCAGCAACAACTTGGCCGAAAGGAATTGTACCCGTTGTTCATTATTCAGAATCAAAGGCATTACATGAAAACAATAAAAAAGAAAAACCCCAAGCACACTCCGATTATATTAACAACCTTCCCAACACATACGAATTGGATGTATATGTTATGGTTGAAGCAAAAGCAAAAGAAAAAGCAATAATACCTTTTATAAAAGAAGTTACCTGTGAATATAGTGGGTTACCTTCGGTTAAATCTTACGAAATATGAAATTGATTAAAAACAAAAAAGCAAACGGATTAGACAACAATGAGTTTTTTGAATATCTTAAAACTCCTGTTGAAAGATGTGAATTTACACAAGAAGAAGCAGATGAATTGAGAAAAACATTAGAGAAAGGAATGCAAGAATATCCTGGTTTAGGTATTTCTGCCACTCAATTAGGAATTAAAAAAAGAGCATGTCTAATTAAATTTAGAGATCAAGAACTATTCTTATTAAACCCAAAGGTAAAAGAAAAATCTAAAGAAGGGTTTATATTTTATGAAGCATGTTTGTCAATTCCAAAATCAATTGATAATTTTGTAAAAACAATTAGACCTTGCAAAGTTGTAATTGAAACTGATAATTTGGGTGAACTAACTTTTGAAATAAATTCGGATGGAGATAAAGAACAAGTATCTACCGAAACTATGATGACCGTTATAGTTCAGCATGAGATTGATCATTTGGATGGTATTACTATTTTGGATAGAGTTTATTCTACTACTATTGAAAAAGAAAGAACTTTTGGAAGAAATGAAAAAGTTATTATGAAGTCTCCGGATGGTGACCTTGTAGAAGTTAAATACAAAAAAGCAAATGATTATTATTTACAAGGATATGAATTAGTTTAATTATGGAGATAGTTATTATAATATTATTAGCATTTACATTTTCTATGTCTTGGATTATATGGAATCTTCTAACTAAATTAGAAAAGTTAGAAGATTTAGTGCAAGATTATGAAGATTTTATCAACAGAGAAAGAATTAAAAATGAATCATTACTGGAGGCATTAAGGCAGATAGATAATCGCCAAATGTTTGAGAAGGATGATGATGTAGGTTCTATATTTTATCAAATAAAAGAAACTATTGAACGTTTCAAACAATTTTAAATATGCCAAGAAAAAAATCAAATAGACAATACTTTACAAAAGATACGGAGGATGCTATAATCCTATACAATAAAACGGAAGATAAACTAACTAGAGATAAAATATATAAAGACCATATTCAAAAATCATTTGAAAAACTGGCAGAGATAGTTTATAATAAATGGAAATTTACTTATTTTGATGATGACCCACAAGATGTAATGTCGGAAGTTGTTACATTTATGATTGAAAAAATACATATGTATCAGGAAGGTAAAGGAAAAGCGTTTTCATATTTTACCATTGTTGCAAGAAATTATTTAATACTAAATAATAATTCCAATTACAAAAGATATAAAGATACGGATGTAATGTCCAATATGCCAGAAAATTGGGATACGGAAAATAACTTCAGAGAAGAAACTTTTAACGATGAATATAAAACATTCAATAAAAGAATGTTAGTTTATTGGGATATACATTTAGAAAATCATTTTCCAAAACGTAGAGATATGCAAATTGCAGATGCTGTATTGGAACTATTTAGAAGAGCAGAGTTTATAGAAAACTTTAATAAAAAATCTCTATACTTACTAATTAGAGAAATGACAGGACATCCAACTCATTATATTACAAAAGTTCTAAACAAAATGAAAGGAAAACAAATGGAACTATATAATGAATTTATGGATACTGGTGATATTAAAATATAATTATTTTGATACTCAATAATTATTAGTATGTAAATTATAATTTATGAGTGCAGAATTTAAGTTATTTGATGGTAAAAACTTATCATCCCTTTTCAAAGATATATACGAAAATCAATTAAATAAAAAGAAAAACATTTCGGATTTAATTGAATCGTTGCGTAAACTAATTAAGAATGTTGGTGAGGCTACCGTCATTGCTCCTATTATCAAAGACCTTATTGAAGTTTCCGTTAAGAATGATGATCATCTCATCAAACTTGCTACGATTGCGCAGAGGTTAGCATCTGCAGAAGCTAAAGGAATAGGTGAGGATGGGTGGTTAAGCGAACAGGAGAAGGCTCAATTGCTTCAGGAGATGGAAGATACTATAACTCAAGTTGAAGAAAAGAATAATGAAAAACTTGTTGATATTCAATTGGGTATTGAAGATATAAAAAATAAATTGTAATGGCCAATTTAATACAAGGATTTTATGCAACGGTAGATAAAGTATTTGGTTCCAAAGATGCCATGTTGCCAAGAAATGTTGCTGCAGATAGAACTGCAGTATATAATAGTAATAAAGCATTTTCATCGGCTGATGGTAGATTCTATGGTGCAATTACTTATAAATTTGAATCAGGAATACCAATCGATGATTATGCATTTCCATTTGATAAAAACAATATAACATTTCCTATAAAGGGTGAAACGGTAGTAATTCTAAAAATAGAAAATAGTACATACTGGTTACCATATTCAGCTACTCCATATCCAAATTATAGAAGAAGTGCAATTGTTTACGATCAATCAAAAATATCAAGCACCGGTACTGAAGCTCCGAGTCCAACAAAAGGTGAATACAAAGTAAACGAAAAAATAAAATTTTTAAAACCAAAGCAGGGTGATACAATCATATCTGGAAGAAATGGAAATACAATAAGATTTTCGGATATTTTTTTAACAGAAGATAATAAAACATCTTCACCATCAATATTCATACGAACTTTACAAAATAAAGAGCACGATAGTAAACCGATATCCACACTAATTGATGAAGATTTTAATAAAGATGGTACATCTATTTATATTACTTCAAATAAAGTAAAAATACCATACAACATAACACAACAAAATTCAAATTTAAAAAAATCTTTTAATGAAAAGAAAGCATATAGTTTGGATGAGAAAGGTAAAAAGAAAATAGATTATCCAAAGGATTCCGATTTAAACGGCAATCAACTATATGTAAATTCCGATAGGATATTATTATCTGCTAGAGTAAATGAATTTTTAGTATTTGGTCAAAAGCAAGTTGGTGTATTTAGTGGTGGAAGATTTTCCGTAGATGCAATGAATGATGTTTATATGTTTGCTAATAAAAGTAATGTAATTTTACATTGCGGTGGGAAGGGTAAACAGATATTTCTAAAATCAGATGGTGGTGAAGTTTATTTAGGAAAAAATGATAAGCCAGGTAAAGATGGTGATCCAGTTCAACCTATGGTTTTAGGTGGTGAATTAGTTAAAATACTTTCAGATTTAATTGATGAAATAAATAAACAATGGTATCCAACTCCATCTGGTCCTACTCCTACGGATGCAGGTCCTTTAAATAAACCAAAATTTATAGCAATTAAAAATAAACTTAAAGTTATTTTATCCGAATCTAACTTTTTGAGTAAAAAGAAATAAAAATGCCTTGGAATTCTTTTGAATCTACAATGGAGCAATTAATGTCAAATCATGCATATGGTAAAGATATGGATGGTTGGGCAAAGCAGTTTACAAACAATTATCATTTTGCTATATTATCCGGCGGTGATTTGATAAGTGGTATAAAGGTTTTAAAACCTAATAAAGCTGGTATGGAGAATGTACTGAAAGCAAAATTAAAATCCGTACAACCATCAACATCAACTACATTGTTAGATACAATAGGACCTGCTATAATAATGTATTGGACAGGAGCAACAATGCAATTAGTTCCTCCACCAAAAATACCTGCTCCAGGTGCTGTAAAAAATGTAATAACAACACAAGGATTAGTTACAAATCCAGGGACATGGTCACCTATACCCGTTAAACCCAATACGGATAGTAAAATATTTATAAAAGCATTTAAAGCTGCGGCAATGGCACATTTAATGACCGTATCTGGTCAATTTTTTGTTACCGCAATATATCCACCAAACACACCCGGTCCAGGAGTTGTTCCATGGGTTGGATATAAAGTATAAATAGTAAATTTAATCTTTAGATATTTATTAAAAAGAATTTTTATGAAATCGGATGTGATAGTATCTCTTATTAAGGAGATTGTCAAAAATGAAGTAAAACAACAAGTTAAAGAAGAATTAGTTAAACTTGTTAAATCTGGAGCAGTTACTTTGAACTCTCAAAAGAAAACAGTGCCATCATTGGCAAAATTGACAGAGGTAAATACTACCACTGCTACTAAAAAACAATCAGTTGTATCAAAGCAACAAAAAGAATTTTCAAAAGACCCGATGATAAATGAGATTTTGAATATGACACAACCATTTACCGCAGCACATAGAGCAGAGGGTGGTTCACCATCTATGGGTGGTAGTATATTGGATTCAATTCAACCACAAAGAAGTATGGAAGATGATTGGGAAACTATGGATTATAGAACATCAAACATATCTAGCGAACCCATTGTTGAAACGGGAGATGCTGGTGTTGATGCTTTAACAAAGGCACTAAATAGAGATTATACCGAATTAGTTAAAAGATTTAAATAAAAATGGCATACGAATTAGGTAGGTTTAATACACAGGATTTATCTGTTAATAAAGATAAAGTTTTAGGAATTGGAATAAATAAACAATCTGATTCCAATGGTATTTTTTCTGTAAACTATACTACCTTATCGCAAGCAAAAGATAATCTTGTAAATCTAATAATGACCAGAAAAGGGGAGAGAACAATGCAACCCGAATTTGGATGTGATATATGGAGATTGATTTTTGAACAAATTACTACTGAAACATTGGAAATTGATATAGAAAGAACAATAGTCGATGCAGTAAACATATGGTTGCCATATTTAAATATAGATCAAATTCTATTTGATTATGATGAAACTGATATAGATAATCATAGTATATTTTTACAAATTGTATTTTCTTTAAAAATAAATTCAAATTTTGGAGACTCGGTTACTATTTTAGTAGAACAATAAAAATAAAATTTATAAATGGCTATAAGACCTATAAATAAAGTTTGGGGAAACGATAATAAAAATTTTAATTATTTAAATAAAGATTTTGCTTCTTTAAAAGAAGCACTTATTGATTTTACCAAAACATACTTTCCATCAACTTATTCTGATTTTAACGAAGCTTCACCTGGTATGGTTTTTATAGAACAGGCAGCTGCGTTGGGTGATTTGTTATCGTTTTATCAAGATACACAACTTAAAGAATCAATGTTGTATTATGCAACGGAGAGAAAAAATGTTATGGCAATTGCACAAACAATGGGATATAAACCAAAAGTATCTGCACCCGCCGTTACAACTTTTAAAGTTTATCAATTAGTACCAGCAACCGGAACAGGATCAAATAATAGACCTGATTCTAGATTTTATTTAAGAATAAAAGATGGTATGGAAATTCAATCCACTTCAAATTCTGATATCATTTTTAGAACAGTTGATGAGGTTGATTTCAACAATTCGGTAGATAGAGAAATAGAAGTTTATGAAAGAGATTCTTTAACAGGAGAACCTACAAGATATTTAATAACTAAATATGTAAAGGGTATATCAGGTACACAATTAGAAACTTCAATATCATTTGATACATCAACTGATTATCCAAGTGCTATATTACCCGATACAAACATAATATCAATAGTATCTATAACGGATGAAGATAATAATAAGTGGTACGAAGTTCCATATTTAGCACAAGAAACAGTATTTGCAGAAGTTCCGAATACCGAAGTCAATAGTGGATTAAATCAATTTGTTGATTCAGTACCATATATTTTAGAAGTTAGAAAAGTTCCAAGAAGATTTTCAGTTAGAGTAAATTCTGATAATACTCATACAATTCAGTTTGGACCAGGAGATACTAATTTGAATGATGAAATTATATTACCAAATTCAAAAAATATAGGACTTGGTTTATCTAAT